CGATATATCCGACCTTGGCAAAGATACAGAAGCGGCTGAACGGGCCTGTACGACAAAATGAAATGTCGATTGTGGCGATGAGAGAGAAGGCGAATAGTCCGTGGACTTAAGTGAGCTGATAGGGAAGTTGCCGCCGGCCGAACAGGATAAGTTGTTGGAGCAGGTGGCGCAGTACCGAGACGCGGTGGCTAGGGAGCGCGCGCAGGGCAAGTTCATGTCGTTCGTGAAAGAGATGTGGCCTGGGTTTATACATGGCAGACACCACGCCATCATGGCCAAGAAGTTTGAGGAGATCGCGGAAGGGAAGTTGAAGCGGCTGATCATCAACATGCCGCCGCGACACACGAAGTCGGAGTTTGCGAGTTACTTATTGCCGGCGTGGTATCTGGGGAACAACCCGGAGAAGAAGGTTATCCAGACATCAAACACGGCCGAACTGGCGGTGGGATTTGGCCGGAAGGTCAGGAACCTGGTGGACAGCGATCACTACGCGAAGATCTTCCCCGGAGTGGGACTGAGAGTGGACTCGAAAGCGGCCGGCCGTTGGGCGACAAGTCACGGCGGGGATTACTTTGCGATTGGTGTCGGCGGCACTGTTACTGGTAAAGGCGCGGACCTACTAATAATAGATGACCCGCATTCAGAACAAGAGGCGAGACTCGCGCAGGGCGATCCGACGGTGTTTGACAGTGTGTACGAATGGTACACATCTGGCCCGCGTCAGCGTTTGCAGCCGGGCGGGGCGATTGTTGTGGTGATGACGCGCTGGTCGGACAAGGATCTGACCGGCCGGGTGTTGAAATCAGACGCGACAGAGTGGGAAGTAATCGAGTTCCCTGCGATTTTGCCGTCGGGGAATAGTCTCTGGCCTGAATTTTGGCCTGTAAACGAGCTTCTGGCGCTAAAAGAGGAGCTTCCGCCGTATAAATGGAACGCCCAGTACCAGCAAAAGCCCACGGGAGAAGAGGGTGCGCTGGTAAAAAGGGACTGGTGGCGGGTTTGGGAGGCAGATAGAGCGCCTCCGTGCGAATTTATCATCCAAAGTTGGGACACGGCGTACACAAAAAACCAGCGGAGTGACTATTCTGCGTGTACGACCTGGGGTGTTTTCCACAAAGACGAGGATGAGAACGATGTGAACATCATTTTGCTGGATGCGTGGAAGGGAAAGGTGGAGTTTCCCGAGCTGAAGGTGAAAGCGAAAGAGATGTACGACGATTGGGAGCCGGATGCTTGCATTATTGAAGCAAAAGCAGCGGGTGCGCCCCTGATATTTGAGCTGCGCAGGATGGGTGTGATGGTTCAAGACTTCACACCGACACGCGGCAACGACAAGTTCGTGCGTCTGAACAGCGTTACAGACCTATTTTCTTCCGGTAAAGTGTGGGCGCCGGACAAACGGTGGGCAGAAGACGTGATTGAAGAGTTTGCCCGGTTTCCAAACGCAGAGCATGACGATTTGGTCGACTCTGGCGTACAGGCGTTGATACGATTTCGACAAGGCGGCTTCCTGCGGTTGGGTTCTGACGAGGAAGATGAGCCACTGGACCTGCGGCGCAGGCGCAGTTACTACTGAGGATAGACGATGGCGACAAATATGGACAAGGCGCTGTACCAGCTGCCGGTTGGGATGGACGAAGCGCTCATGGACGCAGAGCCGATAGAGATTGAGATCGAGGATCCCGAGTCTGTATCTATAGGACTAGGTGATATAGAGATCACGATGGAAAAAGACGAGGAAGACGATGAGTTTTCCGAGAATCTGGCCGAGGAAATGGCGACAGATGAGCTGCAATCCCTGGCCTCTGACCTGCTTAGTGACTTTCAGGACGATATCGACAGCCGCAAGGACTGGATGAAGACGTATGTCGACGGCCTAGAGCTGTTGGGCATGAAGATCGAGGAAAGATCAGAGCCATGGGAAGGTGCCTGTGGTGTTTATCACCCACTTCTGTCTGAAGCACTGGTGAAGTTCCAAGCTGAGACGATCATGGAGACGTTCCCGGCCGCAGGTCCGGTGAAAACCAAGATTATCGGGAAAGAAACGCCAAAGAAGAAGGATGCGGCGGAGCGTGTTCGGGATGACATGAACTACCAGCTCACAGAAGTCATGACCGAGTACCGGCCTGAACATGAACGGATGCTGTGGGGCTTGGGACTAGCGGGTAATGCGTTCAAGAAGGTGTACTACGACCCAAGTCTTGGCCGTCAGGTGTCGCTATTCGTGCCGGCGGAAGACGTGGTGGTGCCATACGGGGCGAGTAACTTGGAATCTGCGCCGCGTGTGACGCACGTCATGAGAAAGACCAAGAATGAACTGCGCCGCCTGATGGTAGCAGGGTTCTACAGAGATATTGACCTGCCAGAGCCAGAGAATGTGCTGGACGATATCGAGAAGTCGATTGCCGAGAAGATGGGTTTTCGGGCGACATCGGATGATCGGTACAAGATCATGGAAATGCAGGTGTATCTGGATCTGCCGGGGTACGAGGACACGGATGACAAGGGTAAAAAGACGGAGATTGGTCTTCCGTACATTGTCACTATAGAGAAGACCTCGCAGGAAGTTCTGTCAATCAGAAGAAACTGGCGGCCGGAAGATGAGACCTATCAGAAGAGGAACCACTTTGTTCACTACCCATATATCCCCGGCTTTGGCTTCTATGCCTTCGGCCTTATTCATCTTATCGGTGCTTTCGCTAAGTCTGGTACTTCTATTATTCGTCAGCTGGTTGATGCTGGGACTCTATCGAACCTGCCTGGCGGTCTCAAGACTAAGGGAATGCGGGTCAAAGGAGATGACACTCCAATTGCACCCGGCGAGTTCCGAGATGTGGACGTTGCCGCCGGCACGATCAGGGACAACATCCTCCCACTTCCGTACAAAGAGCCGAGCCAAGTACTTCTTGGACTGATGAACCAGATCGTCGAGGAAGGCCGCCGGTTTGCTGCTGCGGCTGACTTGAAGATCGCTGACATGTCGGCCAACTCACCGGTTGGTACAACGTTAGCCATTCTGGAACGTACCCTGAAGGTGATGTCTGCGGTGCAGGCGCGTATTCACTACGCCATGAAGCAGGAGTTGAAGCTTCTGAAGGACATCATTCGGGACTACACGCCAGACCAGTACAACTATGTACCGGTGGAAGGCACGCCGCGCGCGAAGAAGTCGGACTATGACGATGTCGATGTCATCCCGGTATCTGACCCCAACTCGGCCACGATGGCACAGAAGGTGGTGCAGTACCAGGCTGTGATGCAGATGGCGCAGGCCAACCCGCAGATCTATGACATGGTGGAGTTGAACCGTCAGATGTTGGATGTTCTAGGTATCAAGAACGTCGGCAAGCTAGTTCCTGCGGCAGAAGATCAGAAGCCAAAAGATCCTGTGTCCGAGAACATGGCTGTCCTAAATGGCAAGCCGGTCAAGGCGTTCATCTATCAGGATCATCAGGCGCACATCACGGTACACATGTCGGCCATGCAAGATCCAAAGATGGCTGCTGTTATTGGCCAGAACCCGCGCGCGCAGCTGATGCAGGCGGCACTTATGGCTCACATTAACGAGCATGTGGCGTTTGAGTACCGTAAACAGATTGAAGAAATGCTGGGTGTTCCGTTGCCAGAGATGGACAAGGAGTTGCCGGAGGAAGTGGAAGTCGAGGTGTCGCGCATGATGGCGGCAGCGGCGACGAAGCTGTTGCAAAAGGATCAAGCGGAAGCTGCACAACAGCAGGCGCAACAGACTGCGCAAGATCCGATTGTCCAGATGCAGCAGGCAGAACTCCAGCTCAAGATGCAGGAACTGGAACTCAAGAAGCAGAAGCTCACGGTGGAAGCATCCGAGAAGGCGGACAAAATCCGCATCGAGGAAGAGCGCATCGCGGCGCAGAAAGAGATTGCGGGTATGCAGGTCGGTGCCAAGTCGGCAAAAGACAAGGCAGATCTGGACGCTCGCATGGAGTTGGAAGGCATAAAGCTAGGTACGCAGATCGCCCGAGACCAAGTTGAGATGAGAAAACCGCCGCCAAAACCGGCGAAGAAGAAGGAGTAATCCATGGAAAAAGCGCTTGAAGTACTGCTCAAACAGGTGCGTGACAAGCGCGATCAGATAGTGGAGGCCGTGTCCAATAGCGCGGCCAAGGACTATGCTGATTATCAAAAACTTTGCGGCGAGATCCGAGGTCTATCGCTGGCAGAGGGTTTTATCTTGGACCTTGCAAAAAAAATGGAGTATTCCGATGAGTGAAATTTTAATCGCCAGTCAAGATGGCGAGACTTCAATGCTGCCAGAAACAGCGGAGGAGAAAGCAAGACAACTGCCAGAGCCTACGGGATACCACATCCTGGTCGCTCTGCCGGAAGCAGAAGAGAAATTTGACAGCGGGCTAGTCAAGGCAGACCAAACTCTGTACGAGGAAAAGGTACTGGCAACTGTCTTTTTCGTCATCAAAATGGGACCCGATTGTTACAAAGATGAGAAGCGGTTCCCGAATGGTCCATGGTGCAAGGAAGGGGATTTTATTCTCGCCCGTCCAAACACTGGCACTCGGCTGAAGATTCATGGTCGTGAGTTCCGACTCATCAACGACGATGTGGTCGAGGCGGTAGTGCAGGATCCGCGCGGCATTAGTCGTGCATAACAAAGGAGAAACACATGGCACAACAAGACATGGATGACTTCAAATTCCCTGATGAGCAGGAACCAAAAGCCGAGGCCAAGGAGGAATTTGAGTATGAGATAGAGGACGATACTCCTCCAGAGGATCGCGGCAAGGAGCCGATGCCCAAGGAGATTGTCGAAGAGCTGGATAACGACGAGCTTGAGGAATACTCCGACACCGTAAAGGTGCGCCTGAAGCAGATGAAGAAGGTGTACCACGACGAGCGTCGGGAGAAAGAGCAGGCGTTGCGTGAGCAGCAGGAAGCCCTGGCCTACGCCAAGCGGATTCTTGAGGAGAACAATGCACTCAAGAGCCGGCTGACGCAAGGTGAAACGGCGTTTGTTGCTACAGCAAAATCGGCGGCAGAGCTTGAGTTGCAGGCAGCCAAGAAGGCTTACAAAGAAGCCTACGACGTTGGCGATTCTGACGCTCTGATAGACGCGCAGGAGAAGTTGAATCACGCGCAGTACAAATTGCAGCGGGTGTCAGAATACGTTCCGTCTAGACAAGAGCCGGAAACTGATGTACAACCTGTTGCCAATCCAGCACCTCGTCCTGACCAGAGGGCAATTGCGTGGCAAGAGCGCAATCAATGGTTCGGTAAGGACGAGGAAATGACCAGCTTGGCTCTGGGCTTGCATCAGAAGTTGGTCTCTCAGTACGGGACGGCATATCCGTCTACGGACGAATACTGGAAGAAGGTCGACGAGACCATACGCCGTCGATTCCCAGAGCATTTTGCGGATCAGGAGGAAGCCCCTGCGCAGGAGACAAAACCCCAGCGCGAGAAACCTGCTCCGGTTGTTGCACCTGCAACGAGAAGCACTGGATCGAAGAAGATCTTGGTTAAGCAGTCCGCAGTCGCCATGGCAAAAAAACTTGGCGTACCGCTGGAAAAATACGTGCAGGAAATGCAAAAATTGGAGGGTAGAAATGGCTGAGAATCGCACACCGCGCAGTACAGAGAGTCGTAACCAAACGCAGCGTCCCCAGCAGTGGGCGCCGCCGGAGCTTCTGCCAGAACCAGATAAGCAGCCGGGTTACAAATACCGTTGGATTCGCGTGTCGCTTG